CCATGGCGGATACGCCCCAAGCACCCGCAGCCGAAATACCAAATACGATGGATGATGGCAGTTTAACATCTGCTACTAATGCTTTCTTAGGTCTAATGGAATCGCAAGATCAACCGCAAGAACAACAAGAAGCACAAGACCCCGAAGTTGAAGAGTCTACTCAGGAAGCTGAAGACGAATCTACAGAGGCGGTTTCAGAGGATGATTCTGAACAAGAAATTGAACAAGAAGAATCCGATAGTGAAGACCTATCAGAGAACGAAGAGGAACCTGATTTCGATACCACCTACGCTTTAAAGGTAGATGGTGAAGAAGTTGAGGTCACCCTTGACGAACTGCTGAAAGGATACTCACGTAACTCTTCATATACAAAAAAGAGTCAAGCTCTGTCAGAAGATCGAAAGCAAATAGAGGCATTGCAATCGCAATATAACCAAGAAATTGCTCAGATTACAGCGGAGCGAGAGCAGTACGCTAGGAACCTTCAATCTGTGATTGAAAATTCTAATCTCGATAAATTTGCAAACATAGACTGGGAACGGCTTCGCGCTGAAGACCCAATAGAGTTTTTGCAAAAACGAGAAGAAGTCCGTGAAGCACAAGAAAAAATTGCTCGTACCCAACAAGAGCAACAATCTGTATTAGCAAAAAACAATGAAGAAGCTCAAAAACAATGGCAACAGACTGTTACATCAGAACACGCTAAATTGGTTGAAAAATTACCAGATTGGGGTGATGCTGACAAACAAAAGATATTAGCTAACGAGTTGAGATCATATGCTAGTACGGTTGGTTTTCAAGAAGAAGAAATAAACTCTTTAATTGATCATAGAAGTTTTATTGTTCTGAACAAGGCTCGGCTTTATGACGAAATGCAGAAAGCGAATCCAAAAGCTAAGAAGCTCGCCAATAAGCCAAAAGTCATTCGGAAAAGTAAATCTACGGACAAGCAATCTCAGAATAAGTCTAAGCGTAAAGCCTCAATGAACCGTCTTAAACAAACGGGAAGAGCAGAAGATGCAGCCAGTTTGTTTGAGGATTACGTAGAACTTTAATCTAGGAGTTTTTGCTCATGGCAATTGCAACAAATACTCGGACTACTTACGGCGCTATTGGTGTTCGTGAGGATCTGTCTGAGATCATATATAACATTAGTCCAATGGATACGCCGTTTATATCCAATATTGGAAAAGGATCGGCTGACAACACTCTATTTGAGTGGCAAACGGATGAGTTAGCCGCCGCCGCAGCTAACCAACAGCTCGAGGGCGATGATTCAATGAACGCCCTAGCTGTAGCAGAGCCTGTTCGCTTAACCAACGTTTGTCAGATTTCTTATAAAGTCGTGCAGAGTTCTGGTACTGCCGAAGCAGTTGATTTTGCTGGACGTAAATCAACTCAGGCTTATCAGTTAGCCAAACGCGCTAAAGAAATCAAACGCGACATGGAAAAGATGTTGCTGTCTAACGATACAAAAGTTACAGGTGCTGCGGGTACTGCTCGTAAAACAGCTGCTGTAATGTCTTGGTTAGGCACAACGTCTGCTGGAACATCAAACATTATTTTGGGTTCAGCTTCTCCTGTTGTTGGTGTTGTTAATAACGGTGGAAGTAGTCCTGCGGTTGGTCCTGATGGAACAACTGTAGCTTCTTTCGGAACCTCTGCTGTTCTAACAATGGCGATGATTAACCTTGCTATGGAACGTGTATTCACCCTTGGCGGTGAGCCTTCCACAATTCTAGCTCCGGCTGATCTTAAGCAAAAAATCAGTGCTCTAGGTGGATCTGTGGTTGCTGATCTGGTTCAGAACCAAAGCTCGCCAACTCAAGGTGTGGCAGTAAACGCTGTGGACGTTCTGGTAACTGACTTCGGTACATTGAAGATTGTACCCAGCCGTTTGATGTTGGCTGATATGCTTTTCTTCGTGGACTATGATTTCTGGTCAGTTGATTACCTGCGTCCTTTCCAAACTGAAACACTTGCTAAAACTGGTGACAGTGTTAAGCAAATGATGGTTGCTGAGTACGGTTTACGCGCTAAAAATGGTTTGGCAAACGCCGCTGTAATCGGAGTCAAGGACGCTTAATGATTAAATACAATAACACCCCTTCTATTGTTGTTGAAGATAGTGTGCTATCACCAGATTTATGTGATCACTTAATGCAGCTCGCTGCAAATAAAGGGCTTACAGATAATCTAATTAATCGTGATGGTAAGTACATCCAAGATGAAATAAGAACCAGTAAAGGAACTTTTTTCAATCACGGTGACAACAAAGTATTAGACGGTGTTATTGAAGCGTTTTGTGGTATGTGTGGTCTTCCTCCTGCCAGGCTGGAACCTGTATCTATTCAAAGGTATCAGCCTGGTCAGGAGTACAAACCTCACTATGATGCATTTTTGCCCGATGAAATGGGAGAAATGCCTAAGTCTGCAAAAATCGAAGAAGCAGGAAATAGATTGGTAACCATGATTGCTTACCTTAATGACGTACAAGATGGCGGTGGAACTGTGTTTCCGGTTTTAGGGTTTGCAGTACAAGCTAAACAAGGTCGAGTAGTGATGTTTGGAAACCTCGATGAAAATAAATTACCGCATCCTGCGTCGTTGCATATGGGTTTACCTCCTGAGAATGGAGATAAATGGATAATAACTTTTTGGTTTAGGGAAAAAGATATGGTAACAAAAAAGGAACTCAAAAAAGAGCTTAATTCTGAGCGACCAAATAGAGTAGAAAAAAAGCCTTTTGATGCAAAACTGCACCAAAAAAATGTCCATGAAAAATTTAAAAAGATAGCTGCTGATAGGAGTGAAATGCCATTATGAATTCTTCAGGATGGAATTACGATACCCCAGATTCAAGACCGTGGAAGTTAGATATTAATAGTGATGGAACCGCCACTATTAATACCTATCAAGATGTTGAACCTATTATAAAAAAGAATAAACAAGATTTAATTAACTACGGCGATAAGCTCACATTCGGTAAAGCCTCTGGAATGAAAACTGGAGGTGTTACGGTTGCGTCTATTCCAACAACTGTTTGGGAAATATGGATGAAAGACACCAATGGGGCTATAGAAAAAGACGAAAAATTACTGAAGAAGTATTTAAACGATCCTGATAATAAATACTTCAGAACAACTCCTACGAGGATTTAATTATGTGGTTATACCAACCAACTTTTTCTGGTAACAATCAATTACCAATTATTAATAACTCAGTCTGGTTCAAAAGTAAAAACAGCTAATGGCTATTAATACCTACGCAACTTTACAAACAGCCGTTGCTAACTGGTTAGATCGTGACGATCTTACAGAGCGTATACCTGAATTTATTTCTTTATGCGAAGCAAGGTTTAATCGTGACTTGCGTATTCGCGCTATGGAAACCAAGGTAACAGCCTCAACTGTTGCAGAGCAACAAAACTACGCCTTACCTACAAATTATATTCAGATGCGCCAGTTGCAGATAAATAAAACGCCAATACGTGTTCTTGAGTATCAAACTCCAGAGATGTTTGACCGTATGAATGGAGGATCTAACACTGGGACTCCTTATTATTACACCATAATGGCTGATGAATTAGCGTTAGGTCCAAAGCCTGATAGCGTTATGACTTTAGAAATGCTGTTTTATAAAAAGTTTGATGAGCTTTCATCTACAACGACAACAAACTGGATGATTTTAAATGCGCCTGATGTTTATCTTTATGGAGCATTGATGGAAGCTGAAGCATTCTTAGTTAATGATCAACGGTTACCGACATGGAGTGCGGGATATAGCAGAGCTATCACGGCGTTAAATGATGCAGATATGCGCGATAGACACAGTGGTTCTGCTTTAAGAATTACGAATACTAGCGGCAATCCGTGAGCGCACCTATTACTTATGCCGCATGTAGCGGTATAACTTATGCAGCTATTGGAATTAATTACAACACAGCCGCAAAAGCTAACAGCGCGAGTTATGGATTAACACAAGGCTATAGTCAGACTGGAGTTTTTACGGCTTCTCCTACTGCAAGTTATGGTCTTACACAAGGCTATAGCCAAACAGGACTGAAAATTCATTCGGCTGCGGCGAGTTATGGTTTAACTCAAGGATACAGTCAAACGGGTTTAGTTACTATTTCAAGTTCTGCAAGCTATGGTTTAAGTAAAGGATATACCGCTGCTGCGGGTTTGCAGTTTGCTGAGTCAATTACTTTTGCTTTGACGAATGACTACACGCCTATTGGTAACGTATCTTTTGGAGCTGTTTCAATAACATTTGCTCAGAACTTTTCTGAAACAGCTATAGATGGATTTTTATGGAACGATGTAACAGATCCATCAACAAGCTATGCAACGGTTGCAGATCCTAGTACCACATGGACTGAAACATCTGACCAAGGAACAAGTTGGAGCGATGTGGACTACCCAAACTAATAATTTTCAGGCCGATGGAGGCTTAATAATGAAACAAAATTCTGAAATGAATCTCGGCTTAAAAAATGTCTGGGATGTTGTTTGTTTAGACAAAGATGGAAATGAGAAGTGGCGTGAGATAAATAAAAACCTAGTAACAACTGTCGGCTTGAATCATGTTTTAGATTCTGTATTTGATGGAGCTACGCAAATTACAGCTTGGTATGTAGGTTTAAAAGGAGCAGGGACAGCGGCAGCAGGAGATACTGCTTCGAGCCATTCTGGTTGGAGTGACATTACTGCCTACAGTGAATCCGTAAGACAAACATTAAATTTAGGTAGCGCTTCATCTGGAAGCATTGATAACTCTAGCAATAAAGCAACTTTTTCGATTAATGGATCAGCGACTGTAGCTGGCGCTTTTATCGTGAGCAATAGCGGTAAAACAGCAACCGCCGGAACACTATATGGTGTCGTAGATTTTGGATCTTCACGATCAGTTATTTCAGGTGACACGTTACAAGTCACGATTACATTAACCGCAGCGAGTGCATAATGGGTTTAGAAACAGCTTCCTACATTAGTCAGCTAAATACCTCCAATCCCGCTGCCAGCGATGCTGTGGGTGAATCGGATGATCATATGCGGCTTATAAAAACGGTATTAAAAACATCGTTTCCATCTGGCACTACGCAACCTCAGATACCTAATAATAGTGGTCAAAGCGGAAAGTTTTTAACCACTAATGGAACAGATAATTCATGGGGTACAGTAGATGCAGGAGGCGGCCTTATTCTTATTTCAACAGCAACAAATGCAAGCGCGGTGAGTTCAATTAATTTCACCGATTGTTTTTCTAGCACCTATGATATTAATTTAATTGTACTGCAAGGAATTTCAGTTGTTAGTGGATCATCAAATTTACAGATAGGTATTGGTAATTCTGATCTAAGCTCTTTGCAAGACTTGGCGTATAGAATCGTTGAGGAAGATGCGGCTGGAAATACCACAACGGCAATAGCAGCTAGTGGAGAATCAGGCGGTAAGGTTTCTCACGCGCAAGCAGCAGGAATCACTACACAAGCCTGTAGCGCGCAACTTTGGGTTTTCAATGCACATGATAGTGCGACTGCAACACGTATTATAGGAACCTCCAGCTACTATCGCGCTTCTCACGCTAGATCACAGGTAATGGTTACTGCCACTTCAGCCGCTAGTAATGTTTCATTTAAATTAAGTTCAACTTCTGGAAACATCGGTAATTCTGGTTTAACAGCACGTGTTAGTGTTTATGGATTAGCGGAGTCTTAATATGGCTTATAAACAAGTTAATAATGAATTAGTTGAATTATCAGCAGAAGAAGAGGATTTAATACAGCAAGAATGGTCAGATTGGGATGCAGGTGCTTATGACCGAGCAATGGTTGATTTACGATTAGAGCGAAACCAAAAATTAGCCGACTGTGATTGGACCCAAATGGCAGATGTTGCTCTTACGACAGAAAAAGACACGCAATGGAGAGCATACCGCGAATCCTTGCGTGATTTACCCGCAGGTCTTAACACATTAGATGATGTAAATAATGTGGTATGGCCGATTGAACCAAGTTAGGAAAATATAATGGCACTAGAAAGCACTTCCTTTGTAAGCGGTCTTGTAAGTACAAACCCGACTGCTTCCGATAATGTGTCGCAAGGACGGGATCATTTAAATTTATTAAAAGCGGTATTAAAAACTTCTTTTCCTGATGTGGATCAGGCAGCTGCTACTGTTATTGTAAAGAGTTCAGCGCCTAGCACTCAGGTCAAAGGAACTATTTGGTATAACACCACCTTAGATATTTTGCAGATGAATACAGCTGCTACAGGTAGCAGCCCAGTTTGGGCTAACCTTGCTGGTGGTCCAGGCAATCGCTCTTTTTCGGTGACTAAAGGCGGTACAGATCAAACAATAGGAACGGGTTCTCATACTAAAGTAACGTGGAGTAATGAAGAGTGGGACACAGGCTCTATTTTTGCAAGCGATAAGTTTACTTGTGATGTTATTGGCAAATACCATTTTCACGCGGCGGTTAAGTGGAAAGCAAACGCACTTTTAGATTTTGAAATCTCGTTGTACAAAAATGGCAGCAAAGTTAAATACGTTAATTACTTCGTCAGTTATGATTCGGGTGCTAATACGGGTAGACCAACTATGCAAATAGAAGCGTCTTTATCGTTAGCGGTAAACGATTATGTTGAAGTGTACGTTCATCAAGAAAGCGGAGGAAACTTAGACATTGATGGAGACAATACCGCGAGCTGGTTTACAGGTAGGTTAGTCGAATAATGGCTTTAGTACCTATAGAAAATATTGGCGCTGTTGGGATTATTAAAGATATTCCACCTTATAACTTGCCAGTCAATGCTTGGTCTGATGGTAATAACGTTCGCGTTCTTGATAATGGAATAAAAAAGATTGCTGGCTATCAAGCCGTTATGATTGATGGCAGCGGCGATCCCGTACCATTTGCACCCTATTATTTGCATACGTATCTCACGACAGCAGGTACGTATTATTGGATTGCTTACGGCACTGATGATATTGCTGTGTGGACAGGAAGTGCTTGGACCGATGTTACGAGACAAGCAGAAGGCGCTTTATCAGGCACTATAAATAACAGCGTAACAACTATTACCTTATCAGATGCGTCATCATTTCCATCAAGCGGAACGATTGCTTTAGGCACTCAAGAAATTGCTGACGGTAGTTCAAACGGTTATGAGGAAATAACTTACTCCGGTAAATCAAGTAACGACTTAACGGGTTGCAGTAGAGCCGCTAATAGCACCACCGCAGCCGAACACACCACAGCTTATCCTGTGGTTCCAATTGGAACTACTGCAACGGGTGATGCAGATTACGATGCGAACACCACGACAAGACGCTGGACCCATACTAATTTAGATGGATTAATTGTAGCCACTAATGGTCACGATGTACCTCAAATGTGGCCCCTTAATTCTACCGGTGTTCCACAGTTAACTGTTCCCTATAGAAGACTTAAAAACTTTCCTATAAACACTAAGTGCAAAGTCATACGTGCTTTTAAAACTTTTCTGATCGGGCTTAATTGGACTCGAACTATAGAAGAGCCAAGATTAGTTAAATGGTCAACGCAGGCAGCATCTGGTTCAGCTCCAGTAAGTTGGTTAGAAACAAACGACAGTATAGATGCTGGAGAAGTAACGCTTTCTGATACACCAGGGGAAATAATAGATGGATTGCCATTAGGCGATTCTTTCATAATCTATAAAGACGATTCGATTTATATTATGAATTTTATCGGAACGCCTTTTATATTTAGTTTTAAATTAATGACACCAACAATTGGCTTATTAAGTAAAGGCGCATTAGCTGAATTTGAGGGCGGTCATTTCTTTATGGGTAACTCTGACTTCTACGTGTGCAACGGTCAAAATGTTACGCCTATTTTAAGTAATAAATTACGCAGAGCCGTTTACGACGAATTGAACGGCGATAACTATCAAAAGTGTTTTGTGACAGCCGATTATGTTCGTAATGAAATGTTGGCCTGTTATCCGGCGGGTTCATCTACTGTTGTAAATAAAGCGCTTATTTGGAACTGGAAGTTAAATACGTTTAGCTTTAGAGATTTACCGGATACCTCACACATTGCATCGGGAATTGTAGAGATTACAGCGGGTGTTGCTTGGAATACTGTTTCTGGTATTTGGTCTACTTATGGTGGAGTATGGGGAGCCACAAACTACGATAACGTCATTAAAAATTTAGTATTTGCTGATGTGACTAATACTAAGATGTTTCGAGATAACTCCGGCAATAAAAAAGACACTGCAAGCATGACCGCGTTTATAGAACGATCAGGCTACGATTTAAATGATCCCGCAACCGTAAAAATGGTTAGCGCGGTATATCCACAAATTGAAGTCAGTGGTGATAATTCAGTTAACGTTTATATTGGAAGACAAATGAGTGTTGAGGAAGGTATTACATGGGAAGGTCCATTTACTTTCAATCCTAACAGTATGTCAAAGGTAAGCTGTCGAGTTAGTGGCAAGTATTTTGCAATTAAAGTTGAATCGACTACGGATGTAGATTGGAAATTACACGGTATGGCTTTTGAGGTCCAAACGCGCGGTAATCGTGGCAGTAGAATGCAATGAGTTACGGCTCAAAAGATATGAAGTCTGTGACCAGGTGGTCACCTAATCCCGCGCCGACTACACCAGAGCAGCTTCCTGATTACCTGTTCTCAGAACTAAACCGACTATCGGATATTCTTTTTAATATAACGGTGCTGCGGTTAGAAAAAACATTTGTTGAGCCAGGTTCAGAACCTGTGCGATCCACTAAGCCTCGTGATGGAGACATCAGGTATGCAGACGGAAGCACGTGGAATCCTGGATCGGGAGCAGGAATCTATTTTTATAATGGCAGCGCCTGGACAAAACTGTAGAGCCGTTTTAATCCCAGAAGATGAGATTGATATTTTCTGGCCTTACGTTGAGCCTTTATTAAAAAAGGTACAACCTCATACTGAAGGTGAGGTAGAGCCTCAAGATTTCATTCCTTTTTTAAAGCGAAAAGAAATGAATCTCTGGATTGCTTTAGAAGGTAAGAATTTATTAGCGGTTGCAATCACGCAAGTTATACCGTATCCGCGTAAAAGCGTTTTACGAATTATTTCAGCAGGCGGTAAGGATATGTATAAGTGGTTGGCGTTAATGCCAACTATAGAAAACTATGGTCGTTTGAACCATTGCAGTTATTTAGAACTGTGGGGCCGTAAAGGTTGGTCTAAAGTTTTAAAGGACTGGAAAACTAGTTATCACATTTTCACAAAAGAGATTTGAATTATGGCAGCAGGATTTAATAAATCAACACGATTCGACCCAGAACGATTAAAAAGTTTACCGACCCGTGGCAGTAAAAATCTTCTAGGAAGCGCACCAAGACCTGGTGAAGGAAGAGAAGTGCGAGTTGGTCAAGATATTTATGAATTTGAAGGTGGTGATGGCCAAGGCGGTTTCGGCTATGTCGCTACGATTCCTGATGATATTTATGAAGAAACCTTTGGCGGTGGACAATCCAGTGGAAGTTCGGAAAGCGGCTCAAGTGGTGGTGGAGGAGGAGGCTCAAGAAGACCAGCAACGCCGATGTTAGATCCAGGTATGAATATTGGTCCTTATCCTTTTGCGAACGACTACTTTCCTGTCTTACCGCAAGCCTACCAAGCGCCTGCGGCTCAAGACTTTTCAGCTTATATGCCGATTGAAATTGCCTCACCTTTTACACAAGGCGCTCCGGCTATTTATGGACAAAGCAGTTTTCCAGGTATGCCAACAGCAACTCCAAATGCACCTATCCCACAAAATATCGGTGGGCTGCTTTATCAGCCTTACAGCGCTGAATATCAGCAGGCATTTTTGCCGGATAATTTATTTAACTTTAGGCCAATAAGAATGGGTGTTGGAGATCCAAACTACACCCGTCCTATTTCCAGTGCATCAGTTATGGCCGTCTCTGAAGGAGAAGAATAATGAGTGGTGGATCATCTACAAGAGTCAGTACGACAGAGACTGGCCCTTGGAAAGAGCAACAGGGCTATTTATTGGGTGGATTTGAACAAGCCCGTGATCTTTATAATCGCGGTGTTCCTGAATATTATCCAGGCGAAAGCGTAGCAGGATTTTCTCCGCTGCAAAGAATGAGCCAACAAGCGGTTACTGGGTATGCTATGGGACCACGCGCAGCCGGAATGCAAGCAGGTGCGGAAGGTTCACTAATGCGCTCTTTAGGTGGTTATACGGGTTTTACACCGGAACAATCCGATGATCTTCTAGCGGGTAATGTGAGATTGGGTGAAGGGACACCATTTAATGCGGTATCTAATGCACTTAGCGATTCGGTCATTAGCAACCTGCAACAAAATATCTTACCTGGTATTCGAGATCAGCAAATCATGTATCAACCAGGCGGCAGTTCTCGCGGTGATCTAATACAAAATCAAGCGATTACAAACGCAGTGCAAAGTGGTTTAACCCAGCCAATGGCTCAGATGTATGCCAATGCTTATGATCGCGCTCAACAAATGCGATTACCAACCGCCAATCTGGGTGTTCAACAACAGCAGTTCGGTCAATCTGCCTATCCATCGATTATGTCTGCTCCTTTAGGATTGTATGATGCCACGATGAGTATCGGTGATCGGCAACAGGCATTGCGTCAAGCTCAGATCGGAGCAGACCAACAGCGTTATGCCTATCAGTCTGAAGCGCCTTACAACGCTCTCAATCAGTACCTTAACTCAATATCCGGTAATTACGGCAGCAGTTCAATTAGTACAACGCCTGGTCCTTCTGGTCTTGAAACCTTGGGTCAGATTGCATCGATTGCAGGTCCAATAATTGGAGCAGTAAACTCAGATATTAGGATCAAAGAAAACATAGTACCTGAAGGTGCAAAATGGCAAGGCTTCAATGTCTATACCTACAACTACATCGGCGACTCTACACCGCGTAGAGGTGTAATGGCTCAAGAGGTTGAGTTGACCAGACCAGATGCCGTGTCAGAAGTGGACGGAATCAAGCAAGTTAATTACGGAGCGCTAGTATGATTAATAGTTCAAACTTTACAAATATCATCCCTTCAGTTCAGGGCTTTGACCCGCGTGTTGGCAGCGCTTCACCTATGCTTGCTCCTTCGTCTTCTTCTAGTTTTGATCCTAGAGTGGGATCATCTGCACCTATGTTTAATCAAGGGTTTTTAAGACCAGAAGTATCGGGTTACGGAAGTCAACAAATGGGTCGCGGAAATACAGGTGGCGTAGCGCAATTGGCTGAGTTGGATGATGAAGAATTTAGAAAAGCATTAGCTGAAATTTTGACTGACAATAAATTAGCTCAAGGATATGCACGTGCGAATCGAGCTCCTGCTGCTCCTGGTGGTAGAGCTGGTGTAAACAGAAACCCGCAAGCCTTTTCCATGCCGAGAACACTAATGAGTGCGCCACTGAATATGTCTTACAACCCATTTATAAGGACGGAATAATGGCACTTACTAAGGAAGAAAAAGAAAAACTACGGCTACAAGCCGAAGTAAATGCTAGGCGTGGTTTGTTGTACGACAATGCAATTAGATCATTGGATCCACGTTCAACAGTTAGAGAGGGAGAATTCTCTTTCAATTTTATGAAAACACTGGATCCAACTTCAACAGTTAGAGAGGGAGAATTCGCTACGGCATCGCAAGCTGGTGGAATAGAGCAATCTTTTTTAAATGCGTACAATAAAGCGAGAGAAGGTGTGTTGTTAACAGATAAGGTCAGAAAATTGCTAATGGATACAATAAAAGATTGTGAAACTCATATATTTGCGCATTTTTGGAAAGATATAGGGTTTGGACCAGAAGATGATAAGTCTCATACATATTATAATATAGAAAATTTAGAAGAGCTACTGAATAATATAAATGCAAAAAAATATCTTATAGAAGATTATACTGATTTAGACCAAGCTCTGCTATATATAGAAAAACAAATAAATAAAAAATATAAAAGATACAACTTAGGTCAACATATATCTATGGAGAAATGCTTCTCATTAATACAGCAATATCAAAAAGAAAATAATGTAAAATATGATATTGTTATAAAAGCAAGAACAGATATCTTACCAATACAAAACAAGTCTTCGTATAATACAAACTTAGAATATGAAGATATAAAATATAATAATTATATTGCACCATTTAAGACCTTTTTACCTGGTACAAAAAACATTGTTGTCCCGGATTTTCAAGCGTTTCAAATACCAGAAGAG